CCTCTTCTACATCCTCTAGTAAACCACTAACGTGTTCTACAATCATAAAAAGCTCTGCCTCTCCAGCTGATTGACCTAACTCACCTCTTGGATATTTAATTCTAAACTCTGAGTTTTGGTCTAAATCTTTTTGCATCAACTCTATTTTTGTAGAGTGTTGATTTAATTTTTCATGAATGCCGAAATAAGCCCACGTGCCGATTGCGATTATCGCGATCAAACTGGCAACCGTCTTCATTGGCATCTGTACAGCTGCTGATTCCGAGATTTTTAGGGCCATAAATTACTTATAGAAACCTTTAAAGATCCAATTGACCCACTTGTTCCATAGGCCTTTAATCCAATTCCAGGCTCTGCAACAAACGTTTTTACATTGTTCAATCATGTTTCTTCTCCTCAATTTCGTAGAAGAACCTATCAGTATCTTCGGTCTTCCACTTGCTTGTGTTCTCTACGTTCCACTCAGATGTTTGCACTTTCCATTTAGGTATTTCATCTTTCACTGTAAAGGACGGTATATCCCAAATGCATCTATTGTTAGGTTGTGCTGCATAGTTCCCATCATCGAGAGCTATGATGTGAGCACATTTATGCTCGTGCGGAATCTCTGAATGGTCCGTATCTAGAATATTAGGCTCTGGATGAGCAAAGTCAACAGTAAATAAGTATTTACCAGGGTGCCATTTCTTGTCTTTTCCAATGTATTTACCGGCTTGTGCTTCTAGAATATCCCAAGAATGAACAGAAGGATAATAACTAAAACAGTTCCATAACTGTAACTCATCAAGTCTACGTTTAGGAACGTCCTCTGGCTTAAAGCCTCTTTGAATGAACGCAGTAATTGGTAGACGGTAGAAGATCGCACCATTTTCCATAATGGCATGAAAAAGAAGAGACTTGCCCGTAATGGAACTAATACCAAAGATAATACAATCCTCAACTTCACCATGATGACTCTTAAGATCATATAAGAATTCTCTCCTTATTTGAGCATACTCTACAGGAATGTTTGCATTTAAATAAGCCATAATTAAACCTCATTTTATACTGCCCCAGTTATCACCCTCTTCATAGTCTACTTTGTTAGGTACTTCAAGTGACACTGTTGACTCCATTATTTCTTTAATCTTATCAACTTCTTTTTTATTTTGCACAGATATGTCAAGCTCGTCGTGAACCTGTAAGTGGGGTAGTATACCCTCAGCATGTAAATCTATCATAGCTTTCTTTGTCATGTCAGCTGCTGATCCTTGTATTAACCTGTTTAAAGCTTTGTAGGTGTAGGCTCTTTTTATTCCTGGTCCGTGTTCCGCCAGTGCCTCATCATGAGGCAAGGCCTTATGAATACCAAACTGATTCGGTTCCCATAGATGAAATCTACATAACCTACCAAGTAAAGTTCTAACTTTACCTCTACGCTGTGCTCTATCCATGACAGCGTCCATAAGTTGTTTAACAAAAGGCACCTTTGTGTGGTATTGTTTAAACAAATCCTCAGCTTGTAATTTATTTATACCCAACTCTGCTTGTAATTTATTTTTACCCATACCATAGAAAAGACCCAAATTGATCGTCTTAGCTTGTGTCCTGTTAATACCAGCCATATCCGATACAATTTGGTGGAAGTCTGCATTTTCATTTTTGTATGCATCAACAACATCTTCAACAGAAAAGAATCCTTGAAGCGCAGCATAGTGCACTACAAGTCTCGGCTCTTGTTGATTGTAATCAAAGCAACCCCATTTACAACCGTCCTCTGGAATAAACAAAGATCTTATCCGTGGTCCAAGGTCTTTGTTCCTTGCAGGTATCTGCTGTAAGTTTGGATTGTTCATACTAAACCTACCGGTAACTGTGCCACCGCTGTCACCACGTAGTTGGTTTATCTCTGCGTGTATTCTACCGTTTGATGAATATTTTAATATTGTATCTATAAAAGTGGTGTGTGCTTTATTTATCTCTCTCGCTTTTGCTATGGCTTGCACTATTTTGTGTGGGTGATTCGCTAAAAAATTTTTGGTGAAGCTTGGAGCCCCTGTCTTCACAGTTCTTTCGTATGGTAAACCAAGTTTATCAAATACTTTTGCAATCGATCTTGCTGCCCATATCTGTACCTCTTGTTTTGTTTCTGCATATATAGCACCCAATAATCTATTTTCTTCTTCAACCATATTTTGTTTTTCTCTAGCTGCCCTATCTTTGTCCACTCTTACGCCTAAAAATCTCATGTCAACTAACACAGGAAACAAAGATGTCTCCATGTTAAAAATATTTTCTATGTCTTGATGCATTATTTCTTTTTTCATTTCTTGCCACAACTCCAGTGTGAGTTGGGCGTCACGCTCCGCGTAAGCTCCAACGTACATAGCTGGTAATTTATACATTTCTGCTTTAGGGTCTATGCCCCAAGATTTTGCTGTCTCCTGTAATACACTCTCATCTTTACCTTTACCAAGATAGTCTCTTGATAAACCATTTAAATCATATCTAAATCTATTTTCATCAACTAATGAAGCGGCTATCATAGTATCTACAATCTGACCTTTTACATTTATACCGAGAGCTCTAAGCCAACAAATATCGTACATTGCATTGTGAAATATTTTTATCGAATCAGTATTCATCTGATCTTGTAACCAGTTTAAAACTATTTTACGATCCATATTACCACCACCTTCATGTGCAATGGGATAGTATGCACACCAGTCATGTGTTGCCAATGATATACCAACTACATCACCTTCACCTACAACGGAACCAGATCCCATTCTTTTATTTAAATTTGGATCTTTTGTTTCTAAGTCTACGGCTATCTCATCATACTTTCTTAAATCAGGAAAGTCTGTTGGTGGTATCCACTCCGTCTGTGGTTTAAATATCATTTTCATGTTTACATTCTCCTGCTATGGCCATGTAAGCAGCTGCATCAACATACGTATCAGATGTAGGTTGACCAAATTTAGTTCTTGCTACTTTTAACAAAGCCATCATGACAGCAGCGTCGTGCGCCGTAATCTCTTTATCTAAATATGCTGTCCATAGCTTTGCTATGTTTGCATGATTTACTATTTTATCACCATAAGTTTTTGCTCTAGGTCCAGCAATTAATTCTTTTGCCAGTTGTAACGCTTCTTCTGTTTTCATATTTTATATCCTTTGTATATGTCCTTTGGTCTGATGACGTGCAAATGATTTTTAGTTCTAGTTGCGCCAACATAGAATAATCTATTTTCATCATCAGGATTGTTTTCGTAGTTTCTTTGTGTGTTTCTAGATAAGTCAGTCAGGAGCACTACGTTATCCTGCTCACCACCTTTTGCACCATGTATTGTAGATAAAGTTATTCTAGGACTAGAATTTAATTTCTCGCCGTTCTCCCTCATCCTTCTAATATACCTTACTTTTGAAGCAAGTGCACCATCAAAAGCATCGTACCAAACTTTATCTGTTTTAAGTCCTCGACTCATTTGTAAATCTCTCATGGTATAAGATTTATCTTTATCGAGATATTTTAATTCTTCTTTCTGATAATTTTTTGGCGTCATGTAAGATGCTATGCGAATCACTTGGTCCGCGTTTATGTCCACACCTTTACGTAAATTTTCCCAATCAATTATGGCTTTGTACAAATCCTGTTCCCGATTTGTCTTAAATTTGTTCTCATAATACAATCCTTGAGAATATAAATGATCTTCTAAATCATTTAGCATAAACCTAGTTCTAGCCAACACTAGCCAATTACCTTTTTTCATGTTAACTTGTTCAAAGTCATCGTAATATGAAAGCAATCCTCTTTGTGTTTTTGGTAGCC